GAATCCTTAACCAACTACGCGGACCGACTAGCTCGAATCCTTAACCAACTACGCGGACCGACTAGCTCGAATCCTTAACCAACTACCGCGCCTCAGATACCGCGGACCATTTACCGCGGACCGACTACAATTAAAAACGAATCACTTGTAAATCTTTTTTACCAACTACCGCGGACCGACTACCGCGGACCAATAAAAAACGCGTGGGACCCACAAATATCGGGTCATTTTTCCATCATCAAAAACCATGAAAAACGGCAAAAAATCGACGGCCCACGGTGCGTCGGCACGAGGGCTAGGGCTATGTTTCTCTCAAATATTTCACCGTAAAAACGAACAGCTATTTACTATTAAGAAAAAATGGTTATTTTAAGGGTCAGGGGCCCCCGATGAATGTACCGATAAACCATCTGAATGAAGATAAGCTTTTGAAGCTTGAACTGCGGTTAGCGCAGCTTGAAAAGAATGATGCGTGTAAAGATAATTTTTTAACTTTTGTTCGATCTATGTGGCCTGAGTTTATAGCGGGGAGGCATCATCATATTATTGCGGAGAAGTTGGAGCGGGTTGCGAGCGGCGAGTTAAAGCGTTTGATTATCAACATGGCACCGCGGCACACGAAGAGTGAGTTTGCGTCTTTTTTGTTTCCTGCGTGGATGATGGGCCGTAATCCGCGGATGAAGATTATTCAGGCGACGCACACGACGGATTTGGCGGTAAATTTTGGTCGTAAGACGAAGAATTTGATTGACAGTGATGATTATAAGACAGTTTTTCCTGAGGTTAAGTTAGCTGCGGACAGTAAGGCGAGTGGTCGGTGGGATACGTCTAGTGGTGGGATGTACTATGCGGTTGGTGTTGGGTCGAATTTGGCGGGTCGTGGTGGGGATTTAGTAATTATTGATGATCCGCATTCGGAGCAGACGGCTATGTCGAATACAGGTTTTGATGATGCTTGGGATTGGTATACTGGGGGCCCCCGACAGAGGTTACAGCCGGGTGGGAGTATAGTTTTGGTACAGACGCGGTGGTCGGAGAAGGACATGACGGGTCAGTTATTGAGGGCGATGGCTAAAGATCCGTTAGCGGATCAGTGGGAGGTAGTGGAGTTACCTGCTATATTTGAGGATGGCAAGGCGTGTTGGCCTGAGTTTTGGAGTTTTGATGATTTGACCGCGGTCCGCGCTTCTATTCCGTTGAGCAAGTGGAATGCGCAGTATCAGCAGAATCCTACTGGTGAGGAGAATGCGATTATACCTCGTGAGTGGTGGAAGAAGTGGGAGCAGGAGAAGATACCGCAGTTACAGTATGTGATACAGAGTTATGATACGGCATTTAGTAAGCGGGAGACGAGTGACTATAGTGCGATAACGACGTGGGGGGTATTTTTTCCTGAGGAGGCGGGGGCTCCTAATTTAATTTTGTTGGACAGTCAGAAGGGTCGTTGGGATTTTCCTGAGTTGAAGGGGATGGCGTTTGAGTTATGGGAGTATTGGGAGCCTGATGCGGTGATAGTGGAGGCTAAGGCGAGTGGGTTGCCGTTGACGCAGGAGATGAGGCAGACGGGGATACCTGTGGTAAATTTCACGCCAAGTAAGGGGAATGACAAGGTAACGCGGGTTCATGCGGTTAGTCCGTTATTTGAGGCGGGGATGGTTTGGGCCCCTGACGAGACGTGGGCTGAGGAGTTGATAGAGGAGGTGGCTGCGTTTCCGAATGGGGAGTATGATGATTTGGTAGATAGCATGACACAGGCGTTAATGAGGTATCGTCAGGGTAATTTTGTACAATTACCAACAGATGACTGGCATGATGAGGAAAATTCTGTTAAGGTGAAGGCGTATTATTGACATGAGGACAAAACATGGCTGAAAAAGTTGGAAGTTTAATGGACAAGAATGTCCCTTCGCAGTTGGATGAAGCGGATTTGATGGCGGAGATAGAGCTTGAGATACCTAGCACGGACGACGGTCCGCTGCTCATGGACCCTAATATTGAGATAGAGATTACGGAAGAAGAGGACGGGGGAGCTACTGTAGATTTTGATCCTGAGGATGAGCGGGAGGAAGTTGGGTTTACGGAGAACTTAGCGGAGAACATTTCTGATATGGAGTTGGGTCGTATTTCTTCGGATTTACTGGGGGAGTTTGACGCTAACAAGGCTAGTCGTCAGGAGTGGGAGGATGCGTATACTGATGGTTTGGAGCTTTTAGGTTTTAATTATGAGGAGAGGTCGCAACCGTTTCGCGGTGCGAGTGGCGTGACGCATCCTTTGTTGGCGGAGGCTGCTACGCAGTTTCAGGCGCAAGCTTTTAATGAGTTATTACCTTCTTCTGGTCCTGTTCGGACGGTGATTATGGGGGAGAGAACGCGGGCCAAGCAGGAGCAGTCTGAGCGGGTTCGTCATTTTATGAACTACTATGTTACGAATGTGATGGAGGATTACACGCCTGACATGGATCAGATGTTGTTTTATTTACCGTTAGCGGGGAGTACGTTTAAGAAGATTTATTTTGATGAGGTAGCGGGCCGTGCTATGAGCAAGTTTGTGCCTGCGGAGCAGTTGATTGTACCTTATGACACGTCGGATTTGGACAACTGTCCGAATGTAACGCATATTGTTCGCATGGGTTTGAACGACTTGAGGAAGCAACAACTTGCGGGAATTTATTTAGACATGGATGTTATTCCTGCACAGGGGGATGTATCGGAGGTTCAAGGGGAGATAAACAGAATATCTGGTGTGGAACCTTCTCAGATTGACTATGACTGTACGTTATTGGAGTGTCATGTTGATTTAGATTTAAAAGGTTTTGAAGAGGTGGATGATGAGGATGAGCCTACAGGGGTGAAGCTTCCTTATATTGTTACTATTTCTCAAGATAACGGCAAGATATTGTCTATACGAAGAAACTACAAAGAGGACGACAGCCTAAAGAGGAAGATACAATATTTTGTACATTTTAAATTTTTACCGGGTTTTGGGTTTTATGGCTTAGGTTTGATACATACGATTGGCGGACTCTCGCGAACCGCCACGGCAGCACTGAGGCAGTTGATCGACGCGGGTACGTTATCAAATCTCCCTGCGGGCTTCAAGGCCCGTGGTCTACGGATCCGTGATGACGAAGATCCTCTTCAGCCGGGTGAATTTAGAGATGTAGATGCACCCGGTGGGGCTATCAGGGATAGCCTCATGCCATTGCCGTTTAAGGGTCCCGATCAAACTTTATTTAATTTATTAGGGTTTGTGGTACAGGCGGGTCAGAGGTTTGCGACGATTACCGATATGAAGGTTGGGGATGGCAATCAGCAGGCAGCTGTGGGTACGACACTGGCTTTATTGGAGCAGGGTAGCCGTGTGATGAGTGCGGTACATAAAAGGCTTCATTATGCTATGAGGTTGGAGTTTAAACTGTTGGCAAAGGTAATGGCGGAGTTTTTACCACAGGAGTATCCCTATGCGGTTGAGGGTCAGGATCAAAAGATCATGGCGGAAGATTTTGATAGCAAGGTGGATATTTTACCTGTTTCTAATCCAAACACCTTTAGTCAGGCACAAAGAATAGCTTTGGCGCAGACAAAGATGCAGTTAGCGACTCAGGCTCCAGAGATACATAATATGTATGAGGTGTATCGTGATATGTATGAGGCGATTGGTGTATCGGATGTAGATAGGTTATTAAAGTCTATGCCTGACGAGGAACCGCGGCCCTTGGACCCTGCACAGGAGAACATTAATGCTATGGACATGATGACGTTGAAAGCGTTTGAGGGTCAGAACCATCAGGCGCATATTCAGGCGCATTTGGTATTTGGGTCATCACCGTTGGTGGGTTCTGTTCCTCCTGTGGCAGCGACATTGCAGAAGCACGTTTTGGAACACGTCAAGATACAGGCGGAGGAGCAAGCGAAAGCTCAGATGGCGCAAGCGGGTCCTATGCCTGTGGAGTCTCAAGAGTTGAACTATCAGGCTATGGTGGCTCAGTTAGTGGCGCAAGGTATGCAGCAGGCTAAGGAGCTATCTGGACAAATATCTGGTCAAGGTCCTGATCCTCTGGTAAAACTAAAAGAGCAGGAGCTACAGATTCGGGCACAGGCTGAACAGAATGACGCGAATACTGACAAGGCCAAGTTACAGTTGGATGCACAGAATCAACAGATTAGAGCGGATCAGTTTGGCAAGAGGTTAGCTAGTCAGGAGGCTCAAACAGAGGCTAGGATACAAAGTGCGATGGAACGAGAACTATTAAAACAGAGAGGAAAATAGCATAGTGATTAAACGAAAAAAAATTGAGGATAAACTCACGAATGAAAAAACAGGTATAAGAAAAGGGTATAGACAGACAAGTGAAATGTTAAAAAGAAAACCAAAAGGTACGAGACAAAGTGTTTTTGAAATGAAGCGCGAATTTCAACAATCTAAGACTAGTAAAAGTCCAAAAGAAATGCTTGGCGATATGAATAGCTATTATAAAGATTTAATGAAATAGGAGTTAAATAAAATGGCAAAAGTGAGAATAGTTACTAACACACCGGGAGCTGCACCAAAAGCTTCTACTTCGGCTGAGATAAAAGGTCAGGGCAGTATTCCTTATGGAAAGACTAAGGAGGTAAAAGTCCCTACTAAGATGGCTAAAATGACCGCCAGAGGTATGGGCGCGGCTACAAAAGGTGGTAGCTACATAGGTGTTGTGTAAAAAAATTTAAAAAAATAATTTTAGTAAGGGAGGAGTAAGTCACAAAGTTTAAAGGGATATTTTAGTAATGCTTGGAGATATAGTAACAGGTATTAATCTGGTTAAACAGAGTGTGGCTTTTATAAAAGAAAACATAGCTACAGCTAAAGACATTTCTTCTATTGCGTCGCAGATAGATGATTTGTTTGAAGGTAAAAACCAACTAGATAAAAAAAGATCGAAAAAAGATGGGGTCAGTTTAGCCGACCAGTTTGGAGTAAAGAGTGTTGCTAATGAGATTATTGATGCAAAACTAGCTGCAGAAAAATTATACGAGGTAAGTGTATTAGTTGATCAACGGTTCGGTCATGGTACATGGCAAGCTATATTAACAGAACGAGCAAAGCGCATTGAAGCCGCTAAAAAAGCTAGAAAAGAAGCAATTAAGGTTAAGAAGAAACAACAAGAAGAAATTATGGAGATATTAGGTTATTTTATTATGGGGTTATGCGTAATAATTTTAGTGGCAGGGGTTTTGTTTGCAGTAATGTCTTTTGCGGATGTGGTTAGAACGGGGAACTTTAATGGAAATTGAAGATTTTTTATTATATGTAGTGGTTTTGTTAGCTTTTCTTTGGGCGACGCACTTTCCTCCAAAATGGTTGTTTTTAAAATAATGGGAAAGCGATCAGATTTTATTCGGATTGAACGGGATTTTTACCCTACGCCTCTAAAAGCGATTGAACCTTTATTACCTCATTTAGATAACTATACGTCTTATGCGGAGCCTATGGCAGGAGACGGGTCTTTAATAAATGGTTTAAATCAAATGTCGGATTTATCTTGTGAGTGGTCTTCGGACATAGAACCGCGAGGACCTGACATAAAGCAAGCAAATATTTTTGATATAACCCTTACAGAGATAAGTATTGATACGGACGTAATTATTACCAATCCTCCTTGGTCTAGGGAAACTTTGCATCAATGTATTATGCACTTATCTGCTATAAGGCCCTCGTGGTTATTGTTTGATGCGGATTGGATGCACAATGTATCGGCTAAACCTTTTTTACCTTTTTGTCATAAAATACAAAGCGTTGGTCGTGTGAAGTGGTTTCCTGAATCAAAGCATACGGGAAAAGACAATGTTTGTTGGTATTTATTTGACCAAAATAAAAAATCGCATACAGTAGAGTTTTACCCTAGAGGTTGGCTTTAACATTTTTTTATGATAAAAAGGTACACATGACACAGAAAAAATTGCAAAAAGGGTCTGCTTGGGAGAATGCTGACTTAGATAACAACGGTGTTATCACCGACGGTGAGATGGCTATGGCTGCTAAGATGGAGCAGTTGCAACATCAACGTGAGATGCACGATAACTTGGATAAAATGCAAGATCAACAACGTATGATGGCGTGGGTGGCTATGGGTTCGATGGTTGTGTTTGTCGTGGTTATGATGACTCCTATTATTGATATAGATAGGGTAAATCAACTATCTGGGTTTTTAAACACGTTCTTTGTTAGTCAAGCTGCTGTGGTTTCTGTCTTTATGGGGGCTACCGCTTACTCTAAACGTAATAATGATATATCGGTGCAGGCAAAATGAAATATTTAAAAGATATTACAATTTGTATTATGGGCGTTTCTCTAATGGGAATTTTAGCTCTTATTGTGGTTGATGAGTTTATGATGGCAAGTCAACATGGGGGTAAGCTAGACCCTTCTATAATTGAGCTACTTCAGATGAGTATAACGGGTATAGTAGGAATTGTTGCGGGTTGGGCATCAGCAAGAGGAGATAAGTAATGTCAGACAAGAAAATTAAAAAGGTTATAAAAGGTTTAAATAAGGCTTCAAAGCTTCATGCAGGGCAAGCAAGGACATTAAAAACCGTTTTAAAAACAAAAAGGCGGAAGTAATGAGTTTATTAAATACTTTAATAGCTCCTGCAACCCAGTTACTAGATAAGTTTATAGAAGACAAAGATCAAAAAAACGCCTTGGCTCACGAGTTAGCAACTATGGCGGATAAGATGGCTAATGAGCAAGTGTTAGCTCAACTAGAGATAAACAAAGCGGAAGCAGCCTCAGGAAGTTTGTTTAAAGGCGGATGGAGGCCCGCTGTGGGTTGGATTTGTGCTATTGCTTTTGCGTATCATTTTGTTTTACAGCCTATAATTATTTTTGTTTTAACGGTGGTAGGAGTTGACATACCTACTTTGCCAGAGTTTGAAATGTCTACGCTCCTTACTGTTTTGGGAGGATTATTAGGAATTGGTGGATTACGGAGCTACGAGAAAACAAAGGGGTTAACAAAATGAAAGAGAATTATCAAAAGTGTTTAGAAAAGATTTTGCATCACGAGGGCGGTTATGTAAACCATCCCCGCGATCCGGGTGGAGAGACTAATCTTGGTGTGACTAAGCGAGTATACGAAGAATGGGGTGGCAATAAGAATATGAGAGATCTTACGGTAGAAGACGTAGCTCCTATTTATAAGACAAATTATTGGCTACGAGCTAAATGCCACCAACTACCATCAGGTTTGGATCTTGCGGTGTTTGATTGGAGTGTAAACAGCGGTGTGGGTCGAGCTGCTAAAAAGTTACAAAAGATGATAGGTACAGTAGCTGATGGGGGTATTGGTCCCAACACCTTACGCACATTAGATGAGTATATTGAACACCACGGTTTAGAGCAAACTATTAAGAACTATAGAAACATAAGACAGGCTTTTTATGAATCGTTGTCTACGTTTGAAACTTTTGGGAGGGGGTGGACTCGTCGCAACGATGAGACACAGGAAGCAGCTTTAGCGATGATTTAAAATCAACTAAGGGGAGGACTATGGCTAATATATATACACCGAAAAACGAAGAGGAAATTTTTGCACCTTTTAGCCCTATAATTGGCTACAAAAAAATGTCTCCAAGCTTTGTAGAAAAGCTTAACGACACAATGAATGACAAAATGGAGGATTGGTCGCCTAATCTAGTGGGTAAAGTTTCTCACGAGTTAAAATTCACTAAAGAGTTAGATCAGCTTTGGGCAAAAGAGATGGGTACTTTTTTAATGAAGTATCAAAGCCATGCTGAATTATATACCTCAATGGGTCAAAGAAACATACAACCTGACATTTTAAATTATAGCATAGACGTTACAAGTGGTTGGTTTGTTCGACAGTTTGAGAATGAGTACAATCCTATTCACGTTCACTTAGGTTCATATCTATCCTGTGTGGGGTATTTAAAGTTACCTGAGGGGATAGACGAGGAGTGGGAGGAAGATTACAAGGACCATCATCCTTCTAATGGTCATATACAATTTGTTTATGGTCACGCTGCAAATCATACGGGGTCTAATTGTTTGATGAAACCTCAAATAGGAGATTTTTATGTTTTTCCCGCGCATTTGCATCATTGCGTCTATCCGTTTAAGACAAAAGGAGAGAGGCGTAGTTTTAGTGTAAACTTTACGATATCGGCAACACCTAAAGTTATTGCCGAAGAAAAAGTCTAAAATGCACTTGATTATTTTATATTTTCCTACATAATCTTATAGATAAATACAATTTTATAGGATTTTATTTACAAATGAGTGATATTTTTGTTGCAGAAGCTGTTATTAGGCTTATAAAGGATCATAGGCGGACTGTTGTAGATCTTTTACAGTATGGAAATGTAAAGTCTATGGAGCATTACCGCGAATTAATGGGCAACTTAGATGCCTTGAATTATGTTGAACAGGAACTCAAGAGCCTGCTAAATAAACAGGAGCTAAAGGATGAATAAAAGTGCTACCGTAGAGGCTACTGGTGCGCCAGAAGCCGTTGCAAACCTCTCAGAGGCATATCAAGAGAAGAAATTCTTAAACCCTGAGGCTTTAGGGGACTCTCTTTTGGAACGAATGCCAAACCCGACGGGTTGGAGAATATTAATTCTTCCCTATAAAGGTAAAGGCAAAACAGAATCAGGAATTTATTTACCCGATCAAGTAGTTGAACAAAATCAAGTATCCACACAGGTAGGTTACGTTCTTAAAATGGGCTTGTTGTGTTACAAGGACAAAGAAAAGTTTCCTTTTGGGGCATGGTGTAAAGAAAAGGATTGGGTAATGTTTGCACGTTATGCCGGTTCTAGGTTCAACATTGATGGGGGTGAAGTTAGAATACTCAATGATGATGAGGTTTTGGCTAAAATTAAAAATCCCGAAGATATTTTGCACTTTTAGGAGGTAGAAATGGCAGAAGATAAACAGATAGAACTAGAGTTAGAGGATTCTACAGACGTAGAAGTAGAAGTTTCATCAGAAGCGGATAAAGGGGATACTGTAGAAACGTCTAGGACGGAGACAGAACAAGATCAATTTGAAAAAGCGGAGTCTGCTACTCAGAAACGTATTAATTCTCTTACAAAAAAGATGCGAGAGGCGGAAAGACGAGAGCAGGAAGCTGTAAATTATGCGAAGAACGTGCAAAATGAGTCTAACAATCTTAAAGCTCGCCTTAATAATTTAGATACTAGCTATATAAATGAATATGATAACCGGGTTAAGAGTCAAATGTCTCAGGCGGAGAAAGATTTAGCCAGAGCTATGGAGATAGGTGATTCGGCAGCTGCGGTTGTGGCGAACAAGCAAATTGCTGAACTTTCCGTGCAAAATAGTCAGTTAAATCAGGCAAAAGCGCAACAGGAACGGCAAAACGCGGTAAAACAGCAACAGGCTTATGCCCCTCAACCGCCTGTACAACAACAACAACAGGTACGAAGACCCGATCCAAAAGCAGAGGATTGGGCAAGCAATAATGATTGGTTTGGACAAGATGAGGCCATGACTTTTGCTGCTTTTGGCATACATAAACGCCTTGTAGAAGAAGAAGGGTTTGACCCCAGAAGCGATGAGTATTATACTGAGTTAGATCGACGTATTGAAGATAAGTTTAATATGCCGACTAAAGGCACGAGCAGAAGACCCGTTCAGACTGTTGCTAGTGTTTCACGAAGTTCTGGACGCAGTAGTGGGAAAAAGGTTAGACTCACCCCTAGCCAAGTTGCAATAGCAAAGAAATTGGGTGTGCCGCTTGAAGAATATGCGAAATACGTTAAGGAGTAATTTTATGAGCATTGAAAATATAGATCAACCAATTAAGAGAACTTCTCGCGCAAATGAAACCAGAGAGAAGACGGCTAAACGCAGGCCGTGGGCTCCACCCTCCATGTTAGAGGCTCCACCTGCACCCGACGGTTTTCGACATCGTTGGATTAGGGCAGAAACTCGCGGATTTGATGACTCTAAGAATATTAGTGCTAAAATGCGTGAGGGTTGGGAATTAGTTCGTAAGGATGAGTTTCCTGACTTTGAATCCCCTGTTATTGAATCAGGTAAGTATGAAGGAGTATTTGGTGTTGGAGGATTGATGCTTGCTCGCATTCCTATGGAAACAGTAAAAGAACGGTCTGATTATTTTGCTTCAAAAAATCACGATCAAATGGAAGCTGTGGACTATGACATGATGCGAGAGAATGCACATTCAACCATGACGATTTCTAAACCAAATCGTCAATCTCGTGTAACCTTCGGTGGTCCTCCAAGAAACGATAAAGGTTAGGGCTACCTCAACTTAGAGGAATATAAATTCTATGGCTAATACAGATACCTCATATGGTTTACGCCCGTTATCTAGGCAAGGCTCTTCAGTCTCGTCTACGGGTTTGACTGAGTATCGTATTGCGTCTGACAACAGCAACCCAATTTTTCAAGGCATGGCGGTTATTCCGTTGGCTGCGGGAGTTATTGACGATCTACAGGCAGCTGCCGGTGGTAACGTCGCTATTTGTGGTGTTTTTGGCGGATGTGAATACGTTTCTAGTACAACTGGTAAACCAGTATTCTCTAATTTCTGGCCGGGTTCTGGCGCGGACTCTGATTTTCCCGTCAAAGCTTTTTTGTATGATGATCCAAATCAGTTGTTTCGTATCGCTACTTCTAATGTAGTGGCTGCGGCAAACACTGAAGCGGAAATTCGTGCAGCGGTTTTTGCAAACATTGCGTTTGCAACAGGTAATAGCGGATCTACCACAACTGGTGTTTCTTCTGCGACTGCGGATTTAAACACTATCGCAACCACCAACACGTTGGCTCTTAGGATTATGGGGGTCTTAGATGATCCTGCTAATTCTGATTTCACGGCTGCTGGTATTCCATTAATTGTTCGTATAAACAACCACTTCAATGCGCCTACTGGCTCCATTGCTGCTGCCACTGTTTCTACAACTGGCGTATAAGGAGCTTAAAATATGGCTATAACTCGCGCACAATTAGCGAAAGAGCTTGAACCGGGCCTTAACGCCTTGTTTGGACTAGAGTATGATCGTTATGAAAACGAGCATGCTGAAATCTTTGAAGAAGAATCATCAGACAGAGCTTTTGAAGAAGAAGTGATGCTTGGTGGCTTTTCGACTGCACCTGTAAAGTCAGAGGGTGGAGCAATTAGTTTCGATGATGCACAAGAAGCCTACACAGCTAGGTATACGCATGAGACTATTGCTTTAGCGTTCTCTATAACAGAAGAGGCTATTGAAGATAATCTTTATGATCGTCTAGCTTCTCGTTATACGAAAGCGTTAGCTCGCTCTATGGCTCAAACAAAGCAAATAAAAGCAGCAGCTATTTTGAATAATGCTTTTACTGCGGGAGCTAGTGCAATAGGTGACGGAGTAGCTTTATGCTCTACCGCGCATCCTTCCTTATCAGGAAACCAAACTAACCTTTTAGCAACTGCGGCAGATCTTAATGAGACTTCATTAGAGCAGATGTTAATAGATATTGCAGGTTTTACTGATGAAAGAGGACTTAAAATTGCAGTTAGAGGAATGAAGTTAATTATTCCAAAAGAATTGCAGTTTATTGCAGAGAGAGTAATGAACTCTAATCTACGTTCAGGAACAGCGGATAACGATATTAACGCCAACAGAAGCATGGGTATGCTTCCTGAAGGTGCCGTCGTTAACCACTTTTTGACGGACACAGATGCTTTCTTCATTAAGACTGATGCTCCAAACGGTTTCAAAATGTTTAACAGAGCTGCTATAAAAACAGCTATGGAAGGGGATTTTGATACTGGAAACATGAGATTTAAAGCTCGTGAAAGATATTCTTTCGGTGTTTCCGATTGGAGATCTGTATTCGGTACTCCGGGTGCATAAATAAAAATAATAAGAGGCGACACTTGTCGCCTCTTACTTTTTACTGTATAATCTCCTCAGAAGATAATCTTCTGACAACCGTGCAATGCGGTTGACATTTGCCAAGACAGGAGAGTGTACATGGCTAATACTACATTTACAGGAGCAGTTCGCTCTGAAAACGGTTTTAAAGTTGTTTCCAAAAATGCAACAACTGGTGCATATACTGATGTTGCTTCTATTGCTTCAACGGGTATTGTAACCAACAAATTTGTAAAGCACGTTGGTTTTGCTACGGGCGTTACTGTTAATACAACTGCGGGAGATAGTCCTGCTATTGGAGAATTTACTCAACCCGCAAACACAATCATTACAGACATTAAGATATTTTGTGACGTTGCTCCTGTTATCGGAACAGGAGACATTGGTTATGAAGTTGGTACGTCCTCTTCTGGCGCTCAAATTGTTGCTGCTGTAACAGATGAGATTCTGGATGGCGGTACAACAGTTGTTGTACACAACGTAACAACGACAACTCTCGTTGTACAGACGCAGAGTGGAACAACTGCTCCTGCATCTGTTCAGTATACAGACACAGAAAGAACAATTTTTTGTAACATCACAAATACTGTAGATGCTACGACAGCAGGTTCTTTTACTTTCATAATTGAGTATGTGCAAATTGCATAATTTAACTAGGTGGGGGTAAAACCTCACCTATACATTAGGAGAAATTAATGGCAGATGCAGTTACTTCACAGACCTTAATAGATGGTCCCCAAACTGCTGTAATGAAATTTACAAATGTTTCAGATGGTTCAGGCGAAGCTGCCGTCAAAAAAGTAGATGTAAGTGCTTTAAGCAATAGTGCAAGCGGTCTTACTTGTACGGGTGTTGTCATAGAAAAAATGTGGTGGCAGTGTATTGGCATGAAGGTAAAAGTTCTTTTTGATGCTACCACAGATGCTTTTTGTATTGAATTAGGTGAAAATCAAAGTGGGCATCACGATTACACTAGCTTTGGCGGATTAACTAATAATGCAGGTTCTGGAGTCACGGGAGATATCATGTTTACCACCGTGGGTCATTCTAGTGCAGACACTTACACTATTATTTTGTATATGCGAAAAAAGTATGGCTAGTGTTTTAAAAGTTTTTTAGGAGGGTTAAATGTCTTCTACAAGAAAAAAAACTACTATGCCAAAAAGAAACAAAAAGAACTTTCGTGCTACTGAAAAAGGGGCGGGGATGACGGAAGCAGGCGTAAAAGCTTACCGTAGAAAAAATCCCGGTTCCAAACTAAAAACAGCCGTAACTAAGAAAAAAAACTTAACTAAAGCAGAAAAAGGTAGAAGAAAATCTTTTTGCGCTAGGTCAGCCGGACAGATGAAAAAATTTCCAAAGGCTGCTAAAGATCCAAACAGTAGATTACGTCAAGCTAGAAAGAGGTGGAGATGTTGATTTCAAGAAGTAAAATACCTAAAGGTGTAAGTTACTTTAGAAAAGGAGGGGCAGCTTCAAAGAAGTCAAAAGGAAGTAAAATTTGTCCAGAAGGAAAAGCTTGGGCAAAAAGAACTTTTGACACTTACCCTTCAGCTTATGCTAATTTAGCTGCCTCTAAGTATTGTAAGGACCCTAATTACGCTAAAAAATCAAAAGGCGGTAAAAGAAAGGGTCGATAATGGGAGAGTTAAAGAAATGGGTCAAACAAAATTGGGTAAGGATTGGTACAGATGGTGAAATCAAAGGTAAATGCGGTACTTCAAAGGATAAAAAAAATCCTGACAGGTGTCTTCCAATGGCTAAAGCCAAAAGCTTATCAAAAGAAGAAAGAGCCTCAACTGCGCGTAAAAAAAAGAAAGAAGGGAGTAAGGGGAAAACCGTTGTAAAAAATACAAAAACTGCTACCGTTAAGTATATGTCTAAAGGAGGGGATCCTTCTGAGACAACTGCGAAAAGACCCTTTCGAGGTAAAACTCCTCGTGGGACAGTAGTGGCTAGAGGATGTGGAGCAGTTTTAAGTAGTAAACGCAAAAAAACAAAAGGATCAGTATCGTGAAAAAAATGAAGAAAAAAGGCTATGCTAAAGGTGGAGTTGCTAAAAGAGGTGCCGGTGGCCCTATGAAGAAAAAAGGCTACGCTAAAGGTGGAGTTGCTAAAAGAGGTGCCGGTGGCCCTATGAAGAAAAAAGGCTATGCTAAAGGTGGAGTTGCTAAAAGAGGTGCCGGTGGCCCTATGAAGAAAAAAGGTTACGCTAAAGGCGGAGTTGCTAAAAGAGGTGCCGGTGGCCCAATGAAGAAAAAAGGCTACGCTAAAGGTGGACTTATGAAAATGAAGCGTGGCGGTTCAGTAAGGAAAAAATAAATAAATGCCTTTCTTACAAAGCAACATACCGCATTTTAAGTGTTGGGTTCGTCGGGAGTATACAGTTAATCACGAAAGGTATCATGGCGAGTTTCTTCATGCTATGGTTATTGCGGTAACTACAATGCCTAATCGTTGTTTAAGTTTTCAAGTAATCTTTACGGGATGTGAAGCGGATGAAGAAGGTGATCCAAATGTTCATGGCGGGGCAATGTGGGCTAGAATGCCCATAACAGCGTTGGTTGCAGATGAAACTTTTGAGGAATGGCCTGAGGCCATGGCAGTACATGAAGCTCAACCTTGGGACTGTCCTTCACATACTCACGCGGTCTATGTTTTGGACAGAGCTACGCCTTGCCCTTGGATGGCTAAAATTGATGGAAGATTTTTTCCGGCTAAGTATATGTTTACGGTAGACTACACCGACACGGATGTTGCGGATGATCCCGCTCAACATAAACAAGCTCACGTTATGCAGTTATTAGGCGCTTTGGATGCGGATGATACGGAAGCCGTGTGGACGGGAAATATTGTAGCGTTGCCCAATAATCGTGTGAGAGTTACGCACCCGGCTTGGTTTGAAATGGGTGAGGGGGCTCCAGATTTTAAACCTTCTCAACATATACATTACTCAAAATCTGACTTAGACTATACGTTAGATGTGACTAAAATATTTGATAATATTTATAGCGAGGAATGAGATGACGATTTCAAATAGTGTAGATTTTGAATTAGATGTAGTAGAATATATAGAAGAAGCTTTTGAGCGTTGCGGTCTTGAGGTTCGTACAGGTTATGATCTTAAAACTGCCCGACGTTCTCTTAATCTTATGTTAGCTGAATGGGCAAATCGTGGTTTAAATCAATGGACTATAAAACAGAGAACACTTGATTTAGTTCAATCGGATGGGGAATACGACTTAGGTGCGGATGTTATAGATATTTTGTCGGTAGTTGTCAGACGCGGGAGTACGGACTTTTCCGTAGAGAGGGTAAGTAGGGATACGTTTATTTCTATACCGAATAAAACTACCGAAGGTCGAACAAGTCAATTTTTCTTAGATAGACAAATAACGCCTAATTTAAAAATATGGCCTATTCCAGAGAATAGCACGGATGTAATTCGTTACGATGCTTTAACCCGAATTAGTGACGCAGATACTCAAATAAACACGATGGACGTTCCTTTTAGGTTTTATCCTTGTTTAGCAGCGGGTCTTGCTTATTATATTTCTATGAAAAGAGCTCCTGAGAGAATACAGTTATTAAAAGCAGCCTATGAGGAAGAGTTTCAAAGAGCTATGACGGAAGATAGAGATAGAGCTTCGTTTAATGTTGTGCCTCAATATCAATATTTTAGGACTACTTAATGACAAAATATGCTAGTGGAAAAAGATCGTATGGAATATCGGATCGTTCTGGATTTAGGTATCGGTATTCGGATTTACGCAAAGAATGGAATGGCGCGATTGTAGGCTTTGATGAGTTTGAAGCAAAACAACCGCAGTTATCTCCTTCCCGAAAAGTTTTTGATCCTCAGGCTTTAAAAGATGCTAGACCTGAATCTCCTGATACAAATACAACCTTTCAAGTTAAGACAACAAATGGTATAGTTAGTTTAGGAAATGGTAACTTTGCAACATACGGTGTTGCAGAATTACCTTCTAAGATAAAAATTACAGAGGCTCTCGTTTCAAGCGTAGGGACAGTGACGGTGACTACATGAGTTTTACATTAACGACATTACGCGACGCTATAAAGAATTATTCAGAAAACAATGAAACAAGTTTTGTGAACAATTTAGATTTGTTTATTAGATTAGCGGAAGAAAGGATTTTAAAGACAGTACAATTAAATGTTTTTGAGAAAAACGTATCAGGCACTATGACTTCTAGTAATCAGTACCTAGCTTGTCCTAGTGATTTTTTAGCACCAAATTCTTTGACTATCACTAATAGCAGTAGTTATAGTTACCTACAATTTAAAGAAAAAGAGTTTGTACAAACTTTTACGCCTAATCCTGCTACCACAGGGGTTCCACGGTATTACGCTCAATTTGATGTAGATAACTTTGTAATAGCTCCTACGCCCAATAGTGGGTTCACCGTAGATCTTAGTTATTTTTACAGACCTGCAAGCCTATCCGAAAGCACTATTACGTTTACGGTAAGCAGTAGTGCTTCTTTTACGGTTGGCGAGACTGTTACAGGGGGTACTTCAGGTTCCACCGCTAAAATTACTGCAAAACCTTCTAGCACAACAATGTCGGTTATCGTACCTTTGAATGCTTTTACTGCTACAGAAACAATTACAGGGGGTACTTCAGGGGCTTCTACGACGCTAACATCTTTTACTTCAGATACAACAGAATCATGGTTAAGCACTAATGCGGAGTTAGCCATGCTTTACGGGTCATTAGTGGAGTGTTATGTATATATGAAAGGCGATCCGGCTGTAATGAATATGTATAGCACCCGATTTATGGAAGCTTTAGGTAGATTAAAGAATCTTGGGGAAGCACAGGAAGTTATGGATGAGTATGTAATGGGTGAGATTAGAAAGGCTAGAACATAATGTTTACAGAAGCTTTAGGGATGAGCAATAATTTTTCGGTTGAAATACAAACAACTAATAATAGAGGTCAAACTCCCGAAGAAGTAGCGAAAAGATGCGTTAATAAAATAATTGGTGTATCTGAAACTGCGCATCCCGCAATAAGAGAGCAAGCTAATGCGTATCGTGCAGAAATGGAGAAAATTATTGCAATTTATATGGTACAGGCTATTCAGAGTGATAGAACCACGGTATATAATGCGATAAAAGATTCAGGAAATGAAAAACTAGCAGAATATATAAGGAGAATGTAATGGCTTTTACGGGAAATTTTTTGTGTACTTCTTTTAAAACAGAACTTTTAAAAGGTGTTCATAATTTTACAGCAACTACAGGAAACACGTTTAATGTAGCACTCTATGACAATAGTGCTTCTTTTACAGCAGCTACAACAGCGTATACCTCAAGCAATGAAATAAGTGGTACTAACTACACTGCAAAAGGGCAAGCTCTTAACCCTGTTACGCCTACGGCTAGTGGTACAACAGCTTTAGTAGATTTTGCAGATGAGGTATTCAGTAATGTTACGATTAGTAGTGTTAGAGGTGCTTTAATATTTAATGATACAGCCACAGGAGATCCTTCTGTAGCGGTTTTAGATTTTGGTGCGGATAAGGCAGCTAGTAGTGGTGATTTTACTATTGTGTTTCCTACGGCTGATGCCAGTAATGCGATTATAAGGATTGCTTAATGTCGATTAATAATGTCGCTGCATTTCAAGGATGGAATAGTTCTTTAACTTCGTGGAACGCAGGGACATGGAATACTAATGTTGCTTACAATGTTACCGCAACAGGTTCGGTAGGAGCTACGACGGTTACAGGAGATGCTAGTGTTTCTGTTACGGGCGTGGCAGGTACATCTGCCGTAGGAGCTACGACGGTTACGGGGGAGGCTAATGTATCTGTTAGCGGTATCGCGGGTACATCTGCCATTGGTTCGTCTACGGTAACGGGTGAGGCCAATATATCACCAACAGGGGTGTTAGGCACTACGGCTTTAGGTAATGTGTTTGAAACGCAGACAGGTGTAGCGGGAACGTCTGCGGTTGGTTCTGTCACCACTACAGGAGATGCTAGTGTTTCTGTTACGGGGGTAGCGGGCACTACCGCTATAGGTAATACCTTTGAGACATTAAATGGTGTACAAGGGACGAGTGCCGTAGGCACTGTAACTATTACTGGTTTAGCGAATGTTTCTGTTACAGGTGTGGTAGGAACCACGGCTATTGGAAGAGTGACCGAAACTATTTTACCGACTTGGGGAGAAATAATACCGAATCAGGTGCCAAGTTATGCTACTATTACGCCTAATCAATCGCCTAGTTACAGTACAACAACTCCAAACCAAGATCCTTCTTGGATAGATAAAGCAGCGTGAGGATAATTAAATGGCAAGTGTATATACAAATGATTTAAGATTAGAAGAGATTGGTTCAGGGGAACAATCGGGAACGTGGGGAGATACAACGAATACTAATTTGGAGCTAATAGCAGAGGCTCTTAGCTTTGGAACTGAAGCAATAACAACTAATGCGGATACGCACACTTCAACCGTTGCTGACGGAGCGGCAGACGCAGCTAGGGCTATGTACATTAAGTACACGGGTACATTAGATTCTACTTGTACGATAACAATAGGGCCAAATACCATTAGTCGTGTGCATATAATTGAAAACGCAACTTCTGGTTCACAAAGTATTATTATTAGTCAAGGTTCTGGAGCCAATGTTACTATTGGCACAGGTGCTGTAAAAATGGTTTATCTGGATGGAGCAGGTAGTGGAGCCGCGGTTACTGACGCTTTAGTTGATTTGGATCTTACAGGAACTACGACAATCGCAGCAGCAAACATTTCTGGAGATTTAGATGTAGATGGAACAGCTAATCTTGATGTGGTAGACATTGATGGTGCTGTTGACATGGCATCTACTTTAGCGGTTGCTGGTGTAGTTACAGCCAATGCAGGGGTTGTTGTAGACAACATCACTATTGATGGCACAGAGATAGATCTATCTAGTGGCGATTTTACTTTAGATGTGGCTAATAATATTATACTTGATTCTGGTGATGGTGACTTTGAGTTTAGAGATACTGGAACAACATTTTTAAATCTGTACGAAAGTAGTAACACTGCATATTTCTATAATCCAAATAATAATGCTGACATTGTTTTTCAAGGTAAAGATGATAATTCTGTTATAACTGCTTTTACTCTTGATATGTCAGAGGCAGGGGCTGCTACTTTTAATTCTAGTGCTAATTTTGGTGGTGCTATTGCAGTTGGTCAAAGTTCGTTATCAGGTGGTAGTGTTATAGCAGACTTTCATACTTCTGGTAGTGGTGTAGGCACTCAACTTGCTTTTGCTAATGACCATAACACAGATAAGTTTTTTGTTGGTCTTGCAGGGAATACAACAGGAAATGCTTTTTTGTATCAACAAAAAGATGCTAATATAGAGTTTTATACGAATAATTCTTTAAAAGCAACACTAGATAACAATGGCAACTTGGGCATTGGTGGAACGCCTAATGTTTATTCTGGTTATACCTCACTAACTCTAAATCACGCCACAAACGGTGGTATTCTTGACTTTGAAAAAAATGGAACGCTAGTAGGTGAATTATTCCTTCCTGACGTTAATACTTTTGCAGTTACAGCGGTTGGTGCAAAGGCTGTAAGTTTTAATACTAACAGTGCAGAAAGAATGCGTATCTCATCGGCTGGTAATATAGGGATTGGCACAACTAGTCCAAGTGATCCACTCGTTGTTTCAGATTCTGGAGCAAGTTCAGTAACAGCAAGATTAATAAATACAAATGCTGATGGCAACCCTGCAAACTTGAGATTACAAAAACTTTCTGGTTCACCTGCCGATGGTGATTACATTGGCATGATAAATGTCAGTGGGGAGAATAGTGCTTCTGAAGAAATTATATTTCAATCAATAGATTTTATTTCAACAGATGTTTCAGACGGAACAGAAGATGGCGATATAGCTTTTAGAACGAGAGGTGCAGGAACTTTAGCAGAAAAAATGCGTATCTCGTCGAATGGAGATGTTTCTTTAAATAATGGTGGAAGTAATACAAACTTAAGATTGCAAAATACAAACTCTGGATCTGGTTCAACAGATGGTTTTCTTCTCCAACACGCAACAAACGCTATTACATACGTTTGGAATTATGAAAACGCAGCGACAGTATTTGGAACAAATTCCACAGAAAGAATGCGTATCTCATCGGCAGGTCTTGTGGGAATTGGCACAACTAGTCCAAGTGCAGGGTTAACGATTGAAGCCGCTGACGGTAGCACAAGCGGAACGGTATTAATTACAGCTACAAGTGTAGCAAGTGCTGGCATAGCTTGTAATGCTAGTGGTTTGAACTTTGGTGCTGATACTGGTGGTTTTGTTTTTAAAACTGGGGCTTCTGCCGCTGATCCAACAGACAGTGGTACAGAAAGATTAAGTATCAATAGCAGTGGAGTTATACAATTAGGCACAGCTTTAACTTTCGGAGGCACAGTAAATGTCAACGCAAATGGAATTGGTGTAGGCGAGAGTGGTAGTTCGGGTTCGTATAGACGTATGTACTGGAACGAATCTAATAATGATCTAAGATTTTGGAATGGTAGTAATGAAGGTATTATTAATTCTAGTGGGGCTTTTGTTGATGCTTCAGACGTAAACCTTAAAAAAGATATAGCTGACATTGAGTATGGCATTGATACAGTAAAATCTTTAAAGCCACGCAAATATAAAATGAAAGATACAAATTTAGAGCAAATTGGTTTTGTTGCACAAGAAATGGAAACTCAAGTTCCAGAAATTGTTTCAACAGGCGTTAATCCAGATGGAGATGAACAAAAAGGAATTGCTTATGGGCAACTTACAGCCGTTCTTACAAAGGCATTACAAGAAGCAATAGCCAAGATTGAAACATTAGAAACTAAAGTAAAAGCATTGGAAGGAGAATAAAATGGCAGTGATATGGAAAATAGAGAATTGTGATAGACAATTAAAAAGTGATAGTGGTGATGATTTAATTACAAGCTTGCATTGGAGAGCGAGTGATAGTGAAACAGTTGATGGTGTTGTGCATACTGGGAGTAGCTATGGATGCGTTGGTACGCCTGTTCCAACTGGATCTTTCATTGCTTACAAAGATGTGACTGAAGCTAATTGCATTGCTTGGGCGAAAGCTAGTTTAGGTGCTGACGCTGTAAAAAATATTGAAGATGGCATAGCAAACCAAATAGCTGTATCTAAAGCTCCTTTGACAGGAACAGGAAACCCTTGGTAATTTAATAATGGCAAAAAATTTATCTGGACTTTCGGTTGAAGTATCGGAGATCGACAAACGCTTGGTCGCCTTGGAAACTGAAATTCATATTCAATTTAAAGACTTGTACAATCGTGTTAAGCGTATTGAAGCTTGGGCAATTGGGTCTGCTACTTCAATTATTCTTTTACTGTTAGCTATTTTATATAGGATGTAAAATAAATGCCCCTAAGTAAATTACAATTTAGACCGGGGATAAACAAAGAAACCACGTCTTATTCTAATGAAGGAGGTTGGTTTGATTGTGATAAGGTACGTTTTAGAGCCGGGTTTCCTGAGAAAATAGGCGGATGGGTTAAGAAAACGCCTAACTCTTTTCTAGGCGTGAGCAGAGCCTTACATCCGTGGCAGACTAGATCTTTAGCAAACTATCTAGGCGTGGGTACAAATGAAAAATACTATGTTCAGTACGGTGGAGCTTATTACGATATAACACCTTTAAGGGCCACCACATCCGCAGGGGATGTTACATTTGCCGCAACTGACGGATCTTCCATTGTTACTGTAACCGAAGCTTCTCACGGAGCTATAGTCGGAGATTTTGTTACCTTTAGTGGTGCCGCTACTTTAGGTGGAACTATTACAGCGGAAGTTCTTAATCAAGAATATAAGATAGCAACGATTCCTACCGCAAATACATTTACTATTATAGCACGGGAAGTAAACCCCGTATCGCGGATCACGGTCAACGGAATTTATACGCCTGTGGCGGTGGCTGCTAATAGTTCTGATTCGGGAAACGGTGGAGGGTCTACGGTAGGAGCCTATCAGATAAGTATTGGTCTAAATACCTCTGTTACAGGAGATGGTTGGAATGCGGGTACATGGAGCCGTGGTACATGGAATAGTGCAACGACCCCTACAATCCAAGATGTTTTAAGGCTTTGGACGCACGATAACTTTGGTGAGGACCTTATTATAAATCTATATAACGGTGGTTTGTTTTACTACGATAGTTCTGGGGGTCTTACAAACAGAGCGGTTCTTTTAAGTTTGGTAACAGGAGCGGTTAGCACACCTTCTGTAGCAACAAAAGTATTAGTTTCAGACGTTGATTTACACGTTATTGCTTTTGGGTGTGATTCGGAAGATGATCCGGGTACGCAAGATCCTTTGTTAATAAGGTTTTCAGACCAAAGAAACGCTTTGGATTGGAAAGCTACTGTTGACAACACAGCCGGTGATTTAAAGATATCTAGTGGTTCTAAGATTGTAACTGCGATAGAGACGAAGAGAGAAGTTTTAGTTTTTACGGATACTTCTGCATACTCCATGCAATTTATTGGTCCTCCTGATACATTTGGTATTACGATAATATCAGAGGGTATTTCTATCCGAAGTCCGAATAGTGCGGTAGCTATTGAAGATAATGTATTTTGGATGGGCAACAACGAATTTTATGTTTATAGCGGTTCGGTACAAGAAATACCATGCACTTTAAGAGATTTTGTATTTTCAGATTTTAACTCCTTACAAGCGGAAAAGGTGTTTGCAGGGGTTAATTCTAGTTTTTCAGAGGTGTGGTGGTTCTATCCAAGTGCAAGTTCTGATGAAATTGATAAGTATGTTATTTTTAACTATCAACAGAAAATTTGGTATTATGGTTCATTAAACCGTACCGCATGGTTAGACCGTGGGGTGAATGAGCTACCGATTTCAGCTAGTACGGATTATTACTTATATAACCATGAAACAGGAGATGATGACGGCAGTACAGATCCTGTAACGGCTATTACGGCTCATATCGAATCAAGTCAGATGGATATAGGGGAGGGGGATCAATTTAGTTTTATTAATAGAATTATTCCTGACTTAACTTTTAGAAACTCTGAAATAGGTAAGAAAGCAACACTTTCTTTAAAAGCTCGTAATTTTCCCGGTGGTAATTATTTACAAAGTGATTCTACGGACGTATCTAAAACAGCTACTGTTCCTGTAGAACAATTTACAAATGACGCTTTTATTAGGATTAGGGGAAGAAGTTTTGCTTTACGGGTAGAGTCTACGGAAACAGGTATAAGTTGGCGATTAGGTTCTCCAAGGGTTGATATTAGACCTGACGGTAGGCGATAATGGCAAAAGTAATACCTTTTTTTCCATCACCTCCAAGGGATTATACCCGACAATATATGGATGAAGTGGTGCGAGCGTTTTCTTTGTACGTTAACTCTATTAATGTACCGGGCGAAGGACGAAATACTTTTACTGTATTTACAAATTTACAAACGGATGATTTTAATTTAGAAACAGGAGCAATATTTAATCATGGAGGCTATGTTAAAATATCTCAATTAGACAGTCCTCATTTACGGGGAGTTAGTGGAACTTCAGCGGTAGGGACTGTAACGGTTACAACGTAAATTCGTACTAGAAAACTTATTTAAACTCTGATAAAGTAGAACAAATGATGGAAAATTTATCACAAATGCCTACGGGCGGATTAGCCTCTTTCTTAACATCTAATATGGATGAGATAGATGATAATGTATTAGCCTTTGGTAAAGCGGACGGTATTAACTCCATGAGCAAGATAGCAAACCGTATGGCTAATATGGGCCGTAACGGTGATAATGAGCTTGTTCACGTTAAAACAGGGGAACTTATTGTATCTCCAGAGGTTTTAGAGAAAAACCCTAAATTAGCTCAAGAACTAGCGCAAGAGTTTCAAAACTCTAATGAAAACATGGGCGATTATGTCGTTGGTTCTGAAGGTAATTCAATTAATCCTATGACAGGACAGAGAGAGTTCTTCTTAAAAGGGCTTGTTAAGGGGATTAAGAACATATTTAGTAAGGTCGCAGGCTTTATTTTACCTTCTATGATTGGGATGATACCGGGCATAGGCCCTGTTTTTAAGGCTTTAAGCCCTGTTTTGCAATCTGCTATAGCAGGAGGAATTGGAGGATTGGCAGGCGGTAAAGGTATTCGTGGTGCTTTGGAGGGCGCAGCTATTGGTGGTCTAGGTACGGGGTTATATAAAGGTTTTACAGGAGAAGGAAGTTTTGGGGAAAATGTTGCTGCCTCTTTTAGATCACCTACCATGCAAAATATTCCCGCGGATGCTTTTGAAATGAAGACAAGGGATGTACAAAGACAGGTTGCAAATGACCCTTCTGATATTAGAAACTTTGGTTTACCTCCAACTCGAACAGTTACCGAAACAATTCAAGAAAGAGTGCCTGTGCCTGCTCAAGCAGCCCAAGCAACTGGAGGTAGTTTTTTAGATAAGTTGTTACCAACTCAACCTGACATTAACTCAGGAGACTTTTTGGTTAAAAAACAAAAATATATAGAAGCAGGTTTTTCAAACACTGAAGCATTTGACAGGGCTATGAAAGATTTAAAACCCGGTTTAATGGATTATGCTCCTATAGCGGGATTAACCATAGCCGGCGCAGGAGCCTTAGGAGCTTTTGACACGCCTGAGCAGACCATTCCTGATGCGTATGGAGGCGTTACTTCCAGAGGGCTAGTAGATAAATACCCAACTAGATACAGAACTTTGCCTAAGTACATTGCGCCTCAAAGAACAGCATTAGCGGACGTACAAGCTCCTACCCCTGATCCTTATTTGTTTGCTAAAATGTTGGAAGAACAACCGCGGACCGCGGCTCAAGGTGGAGAGATGTTTCCACGGAAAACAGGTGCAATAAATGGTCCGGGCACAGAAAAGTCTGACGATGTACCCGCTATGTTATCCGACGGAGAGTTTGTAATGACCTCTAGGGCTGTTCGCGGTCTAGGGAACGGTAGCAGAGAACAAGGGGTAAAGAAAATGTATGATATGATGAAGAACTTTGAACGGAGTGTATCGGCATAATGGCTACTAATATTAACATACAAAAATTAGATCCTGAAATTGAAGCCTATAAACTGGGCTTATTGGGGGATGCACAAGGGTTAGTCCAAGGTCAAATGTTTGGGCAAAACGTCCAGAACTTGAGGCAACAGTACCAAGGTCAGGTTAATCCTGATACAGGCGTAGAATACACGCCAGAAGAACTTAATACCGTTATAGCTTCTCAACTGTCCACGGAAGGTAACACTGTCACCGCGGACATGGTGAATGAACAGGCTGTTCCTTCTGGTGGAATGTATGGTCTTCCTGATTTTAAGATTGCCGACTTATCTCAAAGCCAAAAAGACGCTTATACCTTGGCCTCACAAGGCGTAGGATCTTATAAACCATACCTTGCGGGTGGTTTAGATGCGGTTCAAAAAGGTCAGGCAGGGGCTTATGATGCTATGCTTGGTGTTGGCGGTGCCACGGGTCAGGCAGGAATGACCACGGGTCAGGCTCAACAGGGTATTCAACAGGCAGGTCAGTTTGGTATGCAAGCTGCTCAACAAGGTTTGGCAGGATTAGAGGGTGTTTCTGGTCAATTTGACCCAAGTGGTATCGGTGCCTTTTACAACCCTTATGAACAGGATGTTGTGCAAGCTACTTTAGATGATTTAAGGAAAGACTTTCAAACTCAAAAGGCTCAGAGACAGGCTCAATCTGATGCGGAATCTGTGTCCAGAGGTGCTTTTAGTAGTGTAGCGGGTCAAATGCGTAGGGATGCACAGAATATACAGCCTTTGGAAGAGGACTATTTGAAGACGGCAGCTAGAGAGATAGGTGCTTTAAGGTCGGCAGGTTTTACTAATGCAGCTAATCAGGCAGCTACAGCTTTTGAACAGGCTAAACAAAGACAACTTGGCGGAGCTCAGGCAACAAGTGCCATTGGTCAACAAGGTGCAGGAACAGGATTACAGGCAGGACAGGCTACAGGAAACCTTGCTTTAGGTCTAGGTAACTTGGGTCTATCGGGCGCATCTACTCAAGCCGGTATAGGACAGCAGTTAGCGGGCATGGGCATACAGCAAGCGGGTCTTGGCGAGATGGAAAAATCATTACAAGGCTCTGATATTGGGGCATTAACGGGTACAGGTGGTATGTTGCAAGCTCAAACACAAGCGCAATTAGACGCTCAAAAAGCTACGGATACGCAACAATATCAACAACCATATCAACAGTTAGGCTTTTTGTCTGACGTATACTCAGGCGTACCTACTTCGCAAGCTACGACTACAATGTCAACGGGAACTCCTGCTTCCGCCTTTCAACAGGCGGCAGGCATGGGAATAGCAGCTCTAGGTGCCGCAGGCGGTGCCAAAAACTTAGGAATAATGTAATGACAGTACCTTCTCAATTTAAAGGCTTTTCAAGACTTCCTGAGCAAGTTCAAAGGAAAATGGACCCTCAACTAGCAAAGAAATACAACATGGGTGGTGGCGTATTGCAACGTCCGTTATTTATGCAAGCAGGCGGTCCTGCACAACCAATGCCAATGGCACCACCTCCTATGGCCCCTCCACCTATGGCACCTCCTATGGCTCCCCCACCTATGGCTCCACCTCCTCCAATGGGACCAGACCCAATGATGCAACAGACGGAAGCCCAGTTTGAAAACATGGGAGAACGACTAGCACAGGATACTTTAGCCAATATCAATCAGGCAGAGGATATTGAAGGAGCTATAAACGGTTTAAGAGGCAATGAGAAACCTATTGAGGCCCGCTACGATGAACTAGCAGGGTTTGTAGGACAAAACGATGCTAAACAAACACCAGAAAGTGTTTTGGCAATGGTGCAACCCACGATAATGATGACAGAACAGGGCGCAATGGACAGCGGTATTGGAGAGTTAATCCAAGGTCTTGCGGGCTCTGAAATGGAAACCCCAATGGGCGAACCAACGGCAATGGGACAAGGCGTTGGAGAACTTATGACAATGGGGGCGGGCAACACTCCACCCGTAAATTTTAACCAAGGCGGACCTGTAGAGGTCCGACGGTATGCTGAGGGCACTCCACAGGGGGTAACACCTGTAGGTGCTTCTGATTTTTCTAAAATTTATCAAGACCTATTGCCCACTATTCAGGCACAAAGTGCAGGTATTTTTGGAACTCCTGAGCAACGGTCACAAGAACTAGAAGAAGCAAAAAGGTTTCAAAGAGGGCAAGCTTCGCTTGATTTAGCAAAGTTCGGTCTTGCCTTAGCGTCGCCCACGGACCAACCCATGTCTTTTGCGGAAAAGTTGGCTGCAGCAGGTCAACCTTTGGCTACAAGCGTTCAAGAAAGAGGTCAAGCTGTTCAAGACATTAGCCGTCAGCAAAAGGCAGAGGAGAGAGCCTTAGCTATGCAAAACTTACAAACAGGTTTAGGTATATCAGGAAATATACTTGCGCAACAGGTGAAGATGAAAGAAAGTGCAGCCGAAAGAGGCTTGAAGTTAGATCTTCAAACAAATCAACTAGAATCGACTGAAGATATGGCGGCTGCAGAATTGGCATTAAGACAAAGTATTTTTGACCAAGATATATTAAAATTTGATCAAAATCTTACTCTTGAGGAAAATAAGTTAGCATATAAGAAAGAATTTGACAATGAAGCTAGAGAACTACAAAAATTCTTATCTAGGTTTAAGTTGGAGGGGGATCTTCAGTTAAGCAGTCGTAGCTATGAGCAACAAAGAAAACTACAAAATCTACAAAATCTTGCAAAAGAAAAATTAATTAAATTAGAAGGTAAAATTTTCTTAGATAATCAACTTGAATTAGGCGGAGCAAATAACGCCTTTACTCTTGAAAAAATGGACTTGGATTTAGAAAATTCAAAAGATCTGGCTAGAACAAATGCAGCTCTTAATGAAGCGTCACAAAAAGATAATCAAGTTTTTGTGTCAACTCAAAACGCACTTCAAAGACTTGCAGACTTTAGAAAACAAGGTAAATTGTTAGACGCTCAGTCTGCTGAGAATGAATTGAATAGAATATTACAAAAAGAGCTTGCCGGTGATCTTAAAGCTTCAAAGGCGGCTCAGTTTAGAATGAATTATTTGTTACAACAAAAAGGATTAACCATTGAAGAAGCTTTAGCCGAACATAAAATTATTAACGATAGACTTTTATTAGAAATAGAGCAGGAAAAAGCTGAAATCAAAACCTTAGGTAATAGCCTTGATGGGCAAGCTATGGGCATGGTATCCGACGCTAAAAAGGTAGCAGGTTATGGAGACGGTAGTTTAAAAGATACAGATTTAAATCTTTTTGAGCAGGCTCTTACTCATTTGGGAACCCCCACAGAAACTATTGTAGATGGAGAGCGAGTTCTTAAACCTGCTAAAGAGTTTAGTTCAAATCTTATCGACGCTTTTGAAGATAGACTTGAAAACGATTTACCGATACCCGAAGTCGCACGTCAGGCTATAAGAGCAAGAGATTTTAATGAAAGTAATTATGAAAAATTTACAAAAGATATGTCTCAAGTAGCCTTAGATGCGTTTTTGGAAACTGCTAAAATAGGTCAAGATACTAAATTAAGTGATATTTTTGGTAGAAATGCGTTCTTTAAAAATTTAGGTAATATTGCTTCTGAACTTTTCTATCCCGGCTATACTGCTTTTGAAGATACAAAAATAGCGAAAGATGTATTAGGGGCTTTAAATTTAGCTACGATACAAGTTTTTAGAGCTATGCCTAATTTTAGAGATAGTGTTTTTTCTCAGAAGAAACTTGAAGAATTAACGGCAATGCCCGCTAAATTGTTAGTGGGACCAGATAGTGCTGTTTCAAAAGTAAAAGCACTAGTGGGCACTTTAAAAATTTATCATGGTAATTTAGAAAAATATGCTCACGAAAACAAAGAGTATGGCGATGATTTTAAAGATATTTCAGGTGTAAATAGAAGAAGAAACGAACTTGAAGGTTTAATTAACAGATACGAATTGTTTATAGGTATAAGTCCCTCAAAATTTGGAAATAGGGACATTGGAGAATATTTAAGTTTTGACCCTTCTGCTCAAGACGATGAAGTAGATGCAAATACCGCTATAGTAGATAAAGTGCTTAAAGCAATAAAAAAGAAAAGAAAATAAATGGATGAAACCGAAAATATAGATCCTTTGAGGAAACCACCTCCCGAACTAAATACTCAAATTACGGATAGTAGCTTTGATGCGTATCAAGATATTTTTGATAAGCCAGTAAGCTTATCAGAACAAGAAGTTATTGACATAATGAATTATTTCCCCAAAGGGGGTCGAATGATCGACGGGAAAAACATAACCGCTACAGAGGCTGTAGCAGAATTAGTAGCAAGTGAATTTAACGGTAGGTTTCCCGGAGCAGGTACTTATGAACAATTACGCAGGGGTGAATCTCAGTTTGCACCCGGTGCCCGTCTCTCTAACGAAAACATAATAGAAATTTTTTCTGACCTTGAAGATAAAGGATATTTACAATCATTAGGACGAAGGTTTGTGGAGAATGTTCCGGCTACGATGGCCTTTGGCACAGGATATGCAGCGGGTAAAAGAATACAAAAAACATTACCTAATTTTAATCAAAAAATAGGAAAACTACCCGGTAAACTTGATATTCCTGCAAATGTCTTACAAACTGTCTACAACGTAGGTAAATTTTCGGTGCCTTATGTAATGGGTTTTGGATCAAGTATATTAGCCACTCCTTACAATGAGCCTTTTGGTGAATTGACACTTGGAAAAAAGAAAAAATTTACTCCCGAATCTTACACAAAAATGCGCCTTGGTGAATTTACTGCGGATACTTTAAGTTTTACTCCATATTTATATTTTTCAGACAGAGCCGCCACCGATTTTTTACGGGATTACATGACCAATAGACTATCAACGAGTGGTATGGGAAGATCTTTTGATTTAAGCGTAGGTGCAAATAAAAGTCTTAATAAACAAATCAAAGAGGCAAAATCCGCTATTACAAAAAGTCTTGGTGGCGATAAGAGAATGCAAGGACCTATTGATGCTACCACTTTATTGGAACGAGGCGTTGAAAGCGTTTTACAAGGTAAAGTTCCTCCTAGGGTTATGCGACAACTGTTAACTTTAGAAAACGCATTAATTAGAACAGGTACAGAGGCAAGAACTAATCCTCCTCTTACGGCTTTTTATGAGGCTATTGCAACAAGTGGCGGTCTAGCAGGTTTAAAAATGGCAGCGGATCAAGCACCGGGATCGGGGATTGAGACAGTAGCCGAAATGGCAGGTCCTGTCGGTGTTGGTGCTATTAGACCCATTACATTAAACGCCCTTTTAAAAGCAGGAACAGGATTAGCACGGTTGGGTTACGAAGGTACTCAAGGTGGTTTGCCTGCAATGAGAGATGTATTTACAGACTATTTTAAAGAGGGAAGAGATGCAAAGGCTTTTAAATTTCTTTTAGACAGACTTGAAAAAGTGGGAAGTTTAGATGGCGATAATTTAAAAAAAATGATTAAACTTTTAGAACAACAAAGACCTGCGGGAATAAAAGCCACGGCAGGTTCTTTAACAAAAGATCCTGCTATATTAGCTTTGGAAGCAGCCATTGTTAGAGATTTTCCTGATTTAGCCGCAGCTCAAAAGGAACAATTAAACTTAGAAAAAAATGCTTTAGAAGGAATTATTAGAAATTTAGGGTTTGTGGCTGAAAAAAATATTGACACAACGGCAGGCGCGGATGCTTTACGGTTAGCCGGACAATTAAAAGAGAGTATTTTTAAAGAAACATTAAATAATAGATTAGTAAAAGCGGAAGACGAATTACTGTCTAGTTTTTATCAACTAAAAAAAATAAGAAAACGAGGCACATCTAAACTTGAAGTGGAAGATGATGGAGAGTCCTTAACAGGGGAGGCCGCGCGAAGAACCCTTAATAATGCGGATACGATAGAGTTATCAGACCGTCTTATGAATTTAGTAGAAGCTCAAATGAAGTTTAGTAGAGGAAGACAACAAGAATTATATGCTAAAGTTGGGCGTGTTGATTTCGATAGAAATAGTTTTTTTAATGATAAGGGAGAGCGGACAAACCGCCCTAGATTTGTAGATTATGCCCGATCTGTTATGCCCGAAAAACCAGAGAACAGTATTATGTATGCAAAGCTTAAAAAAGTATTGTTTGATTTTGCAGAGCAAAGAAATGCAAATGGTGAATTAGTTGGCGGGGTATCCTACGATTTAGCAAATGACGGTACTGTTTCACTTAAAGCTTTGAGTCAACAAAGATCCGAACTATTAGCTATTGCAAGGGATGGTAATGAACGAAAAGATATAAGACAAGTTGCAGGTTCTATGGCAGAAGCTATTCAAGATGATCTAAACAACTTTGTGAACTTTGGGGGTTATGGAACGGGTATAAGTAAAAAACAAATAGACGCTTTACAATCTGCAAATTCTTATTCTAAAGCTTTTGCGGATGTTTTTTATCGTAGTTTTGTCGGTGATATGATGAAAAAAACAAAAGAAGGTGGTTTTAGGGTTGCGCCTGAATTGCTTCATCAAAATTTTAAAATAAATAACATGGATCCCGGTTATCTAAAAATAAAAGATATTATGAAAGTAGGAGACTTTGTAACGAGGTACAAAATTGAGGATGGCGTTAAAAATATAAAAACCGTAAATGCTACTTTAGACAGAATTTTAAGAGAAGTAAGAGCTCAGACTTATGATCCTCAAACTAAGACCGTTAATAGAGATGCGTTACAAGATTGGGTAAATAACAACAACAAACTTCAAGAAGTTTTTCCTGATTTATTTGAGGACTTAGACAACTTTATAAACAAAAGTAACAATAAAGATAGTGTTGCTTTCAACAATAAACTTCAAGAGGCTCAAGTTAAAAGACAAACTAATTTTATGGCTTTCTTATACGACAGTAATGGACAAGTAAGAACAGATCCGACAAATGCTATAGGCGAAGCTTTAGTAGGTGGAAGAAATCAAGGTAAAAATTTAGATGACTTAATAGCTTCAATACCGAAAAAAGGTGAAAGAAAATCAACCACTTTATATGAAGCGGTAGATGAAAAAACAGGTTTTAAAGAAACATTTTTTAATGAAAAAGATGCTAAGAAATTTACAACAACAAATCCATATTTTAAATTAAATGTTAAAAATATTACAGTTGACAGAGAAAAAGCGATAGATGGGTTTAAATCTGCAATGTTTGAATATTTAATTAATGGGAAAACTCAGTTTGGTGCAGAAAAAAAATTCAAGTATTATGATATGTATAATACTCTTTTTGAGAAAAAAATGTCCACAACTCAGTTTAATCCAAGAACAGGAGGAGAAATTTTAAAGAAAGAAACTTTGTCTGATTATTTGTTAAGGAAGGGTATTTTTACAAAAAGTGATGTAAAAACAGCGGAAAAGGTTTTAGAAGAACTTATTGGCTTAGAGGCTTCTGACCCTTCAAATTTATTTGATGACGCTTTTTCGGAGGCTAAACCAATGCTCGATTTTGCCGTTTCAATCGGTGGTTCTGCGGTAGGTACTAAATCACAAGCACTTATGACGGGTGAAGCTACAGGACCCGGTTCAATTATCGCAGCTAGTAGGGGGGCGCAGTTAGCTAGAGACTTATTTCTTCGGATGCCTCAAATTACTAAAAAGTTATTTTTAGCGGACTTATTACAGAACCCACAACTTTTAGCTAAGATGCTTAGAGAATATGGGGATGGAAAACAATCCAAGGGTGTGTTTAATGCTGTTCAAAGTTATTTAATAAAAAACGGTTATGTTGATGCTCCAAGAAGAATTGGTGTTGGCGTTCTTTTTGATGATGAAGTATCTGATGAGGATGCTTTAGTTGATGAAAAAATTACGGTAGAAGAAGACCGTGAGGTAGGCTCTCCATTAGCCGAAGATCCTGAGAAAGAAATTCCTGATTTGCGAAAACAATTAAACCAACAAACTATTTCTAATAGTTCCCCCAGCAGCACATCCCAAGTCACCCCGTCTGCACCAGTTCCCACACCAACTCCGCAGGCGCAGGCGCAACCTAGTTCGGGGCCCACGGACCCTAATACAAGAGCTAGGTATGCGTCCCTTTTTCCAAATGATCCGATATCTGGTATGCTTAATTCGGGCGGTATAGCGAGTTTGAGAGGTTAAGATATGGCTATAAATCTGGACGCACTTTTTAACTATACGGCACAGCAACAGGGGATAAGTCCTGAGCAAGCCAAACAGAATTATATGGCAAATTTTAGTGACATTGGACAGACGGCTACTCCGACTCCAACACCGGCTCCAACAACCGCAGCTACAACAGGCGGAATTAATTCATTAGCTAATGTAAATACTGTGACACCTACAGAAGAAAAAGACGATAGGGTTAAAGTTTTTTCTCAGATAGGTAGTCAAGGACAGGGAAAGGGCTATCAAAATATTGCAGATGCTTTTGGAACGTCGGGTCAAGTTGAACGTCTTTACTTTACGGACCCCAAATCAGGTCAAGTATTTAATTATGATTATGATGAAAAGGAGTTTGAAGGTTTAGATCCTAGCTATTATGGCATTGATATGGCGGATTTGCAGTCTGCGGGAGGCATTACAAAACAAGACGGGGAAAATGTACGTTTTGACGTAGCCGATCCTAGTAAGTTTGATGTAAGCGGTATTTTAGGAAAAGATCCAGAAACTCTTGAGGCAGAAAGACTTGAAACCTTAAAAGACGACACGGGAGATAACGATCTTTTTTATAATGTTACAGATTCTGAAGGTAAAACAACGACATATGTAGACGTTTCTGGTACAGGAGAAGGTATACCCGTCGGTGCAACTAATATTACAAGAGATCCTAGTGAATCTAATACGGGGCCAGTTTTAGCAAAAGGGTTTACGTCGTATTACGATCAAACTGTTCTTGATCCAAAAAATAAAGAATTTGATCAAGAAGAATTTGATAGATTTGAAGCAGACAAGGACTCCCCATATGGGCTTGAAGACTTAACTTTTGGCAATGTATTTTCGCTTACACCCGGTGGGACTGAAATAGACACAGGGTTTAAAAATCCATTTGGGGATGGTAATATTACTTTTTCTAACCCCCCTTCTCAACTACAA